GCGATACCTGCCGCGCCAAAAGCGCGAGGCCATGCCCGACAAGGAATACGCAGCCACCACCCGCAAGAAGCGTGAGGACCTCGCCAAAGGCAAGCAGTTCTCGAAGCAACCAGTCAAGAGGAAATAACCGATGCCCACGTCTGGAGTCACCAGCTACAACCCGTCAATCGCCGAGATCATCGACGAGGCCTACGAACGCGCCGGCATCCAGACGATGACGGGCCACGAGTACATCACCGCCCGCCGGAGCCTCAACCTGCTCACGCTGGAGTGGGCCAACCGCGGCATCAACCTCTGGACCCTGGACGAGGAAACGCTCCCCCTCAGTGCAGGGGTATCTTCGTATACCCTGCCGACCGATACGGTGGACGTTCTGAGCGGCGAACTGCGCCTCTTCGCCGGGAACACGACGTTGCAGAGCGACTCATCCATCGACCGGATCTCATTCAACCAGTACGCCTCCCTGCCGAACAAGCTGGCCCCCGGTAGGCCCACGCAGTTCATGATCCATCGGGGTGTCGTGCAGCCGACGATCTATTTCTGGCTGGTGCCGGATCAGAGCAGCACCTATACGTTCTACTACTGGCGGATGCGGCGCATCCAGGATCCCGGCAGCGCGGTGAATACGGCAGACGTGCCCTTCCGCTTCGTCCCGGCGCTGATCTCCGGTCTCGCGTACCATCTCGCCTCCAAGCGCAAGGAGTCCATGGCGCTCGTCCCGGCGCTGAAGGAACGCTACGACGAGGACTGGGACCTGGCGTCCGACGAAGACCGCGACCGCTCTCCGCTGCGAATCGTGCCGTACCGGAGCTACCGGTGAGCGGATACTCCAGCGGCCAGAACTCGAATGCCTACTGCGATATCTGTGGTCGGCCGATAAAGTATCGTGAACTACGAGATCACGTATATAATCAAAAAAGGGATGGCCTCAGGGTCTGCTCCCAGTGCGACGACGAGGACAACCCACAACTCCAAGTCGGTCGCTTCTTCCGAGCAGAACCACAGGCCCTCTGGCAACCGAGACCGGACACGCCAGAACTCGCAACGTCCCGCGCATTTGCCCGTTGGAATCCAATTATGAACCTAGTAATGGAAGTCACGCTGGGTGAGGTAAATGCGAGGTTGACATGAAGTTTCAGGGAAAGGTAGTCCGTAAACAACTCGGGGGCACGCTCCCGACCAACGCCGCTGCCGATAGCGCGGCGCGGATCATGGGCGGTGTTCGATTCCCGAACGCGCCGAGTCTGGCCGGCATCCCCGGCGTCCCGATGAGTACGCCCGCCCCCGGCATGTCGCAGAGCGCGGCGATCCCCGCTGCTCCTGCTGCCGGAAGGCGTCGGCAATCGACCCAGGATCTGCTCCAGTCTGCCGTGATGGGTGGACTCGCCGGATTCGGCGGCAACGCTGGCATCACCGCTGGCCTTGCGATGCAGATCATACCAATCTTGGCGGACCTGATGAAAAAAGGGTCCGCAAGTCCAAAGAAAAAAGGAGGTGGTCCAGTGAAAGGTCGTATGAAGAACGAGGTCGGGAAGAACGCAATGCCCAAGCCTGCAAAGAAGGTCGCTGCGGCGAAGAAAGGATACGCCAAAGGCGGCATGATGAAGATGAAGGGCAAGGCGTGCTAGGGTGACCTACGATACCCTGGTACAGCTGATGAAGGACTACCTGGAAAACCAGGAAGCATCCTTCGTCAGCAACATCCCGGACATCGTCAGACTGGCTGAGGAGCGGATCTATAACACGGTTCGCACCCCAGACCAGCGGCAGAGCGTGACGGCGACGACGGCAACGGCCACACTTACCACACCAGGCTCGTTCGTCGAGCCATTGGGCCTATACGTCAACTCCGTCCCGCTGCCGCCGAAAGCAGTCAGCTATATTCGCACAGCTTATAGTGGTCTGACGGGACAGCCGCAGGCATACGCGATGGTCAACGCTATCGCGGACTCCCCCAATGCGAATGCCCCTGCCACAATTCTGATTGGGCCAGCCCCCGATACCACCTACCCCTACACGCTCGACTACGTTGGCGCCCCTACTTCGATTACCGTGGCCGCCACCCCATCGCGGACAACGTGGCTGTCGGCAAACTTCTCGTCGGTGCTTCTGTACGGGTGTCTCATTGAAGGCTACGTCTACAACAAGGGGCAGGCTGACATGATGGCCGAATACAAAGCGCAATACGAGGCGGGAATGAAGGAACTCAAGCGCAGCGCCGAGGGCCTGCTGCAACAGGACGAGTACCGGGATCGGCCGCTCGGCAGGGAGGTCACGCAGTAATGCCATTCACCGGCTCCTACGTTTGCACGTCGTTCTACACGAACCTGCTGGCGGGAACAATCCACACCGGAACCCATAACTTTAAGCTGGCCCTGTATACCAACGCGGCCACGCTGAACGCCTCGACCACCGGGTACACCATCTCTGGGGAAGTGGCTTCGGGTGGAGGTTACTCCACGAAAGGCGTGATCGTCAACGCCACCGTGACGACGACCAACACGACGAATGGTCCGGTCGTCATCCTCGACTTCTCCGATGCGGTCTGGACCACGCCGACGTTCACGGCGCGGGGAGGGCTCCTCTACGATGCAACCGCGGGCGGCGACCCGTCCATCGCGGTCATTGACTTCGGACTGGACATCACAGGGAACGGAGTCAATAACTTCACCGTGTCCTTCCCGCCTCCCACGGCGAACGCGGGATTCCTTGTCATCAAAACCGTCCTGAATAATCTATAAATGCCCAGTACCTACACAGCGAATAACGCCCTCACGCTGCAAGCGTTCAACGAAAACCCCTCGACCTGGGGAACGATTGCCAACACTGTATTCAGCCTGATCGACGCCTCCCTCGACGGAGCGGAGGCGATTGATGCCTCTGGCTCCGGGGCGAGCGCAACGCTGACGATTACGGACGGAGCGGATGCGCCGGCGCGGGCTCGGGTGCTGAATTTCACGGGAGCCAGAACGGTAACCAATATCACGGTCACCATTGGCCCGAATACGGCTGAGAAGATCTACTGGGTGAAGAACTCCACGACGGGCGGATTCAGCGTGATCCTAGCCCAAGGGAGTGGCAGTACAGTTACCATCGCTCCGGGCGCGTGGGCCCTTGTCTTTTTGAACGGAGCCGGAAGCGGGGCCAGCGTGACTACGCTGACCAGTCTATCCTTGGCCGGGTCTACCTCTGGCATGACCACCGTCCAGCCGTCCGCTACCGCGTCTGGCACCCTTACGCTCCCTGCTGCTACCGACACGCTGGTAGGCAGGGCGACTACGGATACGCTCACGAACAAGACGTTCGATACCGCGGGCACGGGAAACGTCCTTCGTATCAACGGAACCCAAGTGAGCGCCGTGACGGGGACTGGTTCGGCGGTGCTGGCGACCTCTCCGGCGATTGCCACGCCCACGATTACCACCAGCGCCACGGCTCCTCTCGTCATTGGCGGGACTGGGACGACATCGACATTGGCCATGCGTTCGACATCGGGTGTTGGTACAACGGGAGCGGACATCATTTTCCAGACCGGGAACAATGGCGCGACAGAAGCCATGCGGATCCTGAATGGGGGCAACGTTGGCATAGCGAATCCAAGTCCAGCGTATACATTAGACGTGACCGGGACAAAGAGATGCACCGGAAGGTCTTTAGCGTCCTACGGCGTGTTCTCTGGGGCTCTATCGGCCTATGACGCCTCCGCTGGAGCGGTATATGTTGGCTTCACCAGTGGAGGATACATCCGGTCGGTCAGTAACAATAGTGGCGCGGCCTCAAGCCTTGGGTTCCAAATCGACAACGCTGGCACCAATAGAATCTTCATTGATACCTCCGGGAATGTCGGGGTTGGGTTGACCTCCATAAGCTATCAATTTCAGGTATCCACCGATTCTGCCGCCAAGCCATCGACAAATACTTGGACCATCGCCTCGGACGCTCGACTGAAAACCGTTAAGGGCGAATACACGAAAGGGCTTACGGAGATCTGCCAAATTCGTCCGGTGCGATATGAGTACAACGGCAAGGGCGGATTCGATCCTGACGGGAAAGAACAGATTTCAATTCTAGCGCAAGAATTGATGCAGGTGTTTCCTGAATGCGTTGGCACATTCAGGGGCAAGCTAACCGAGAAAGGCCCCGAAACCGATCTCTACAACTACAACGGACACGCGATCACCTTCGCCCTCATTAACGCAATCAAAGAGTTAAAGGCTGAGATTGATCTACTGAAAGCGGCACAATAAACAATAGGAGACCAATATGTTTCTAGACGAAGTTAAAGCAAGTTTCATTGCCCAAGGCCATGCGATGGCGAATCACTTCAATACGGAGAACGAGAAGCAGTTTCTCGAAGCCGCGAAGAACTGGGCACTCAACGGTGGCGGCGAGAACCAGCCGAGGCCAGCCGAAGCCATCGAGGCACAGTTTGACTTTGACGGTCTATGGAAGATGACCCTTGAGCCGGCTGGCCGCCCGGTGTCGACGCTGGACCCGAACACGCTCTTGTCAACCCGCGGCACCGATGAGAATGCTATCGGCGGCCCGGTCGGTGGCCCGATTCCTGGACAACCGGGGCGTTTCTACGCCGCCTCGAATGCGACCCCCTGGCTGGGGCAAACCGTGACCATCCACGGCAAGCGGTACCTGTACACCGCCAACACGCCGTTCAACCGCGCTTGGGAGGTGCTGTAATGTGGAGCTGGCTGAAAAAGGTCGTGAACTACGGCGTGCCGATTGCCGTGCAACTGGTTCCCGGAGCGTTTCGCCCGGTGGCTGACGTGGTCTACAACGGCGTGCGGAACGCAGAAATGGCGGGAGGCACGGGGCCGGAGAAGCTGTCGTGCGCCATGCGGTATATCACCTTGGCGATCCCCGCCGTCTCGTTGCTGCTGCGGCGAATAACCGGCAAGGACGTCGTGAACGAACAGGCTCTGGTCGAGGCGCTTGCACACCTTGCTGAGTTCTTCGTTCTGATCGAAAAGGCGGTTGGGATTAAGCCGTCGTGAAGAAGGCAATCGCGGCCATTCCTGGCCTGATTCTGGGGGCAATCTATTCGATGCCGACGTTGTTGTGGGGGCTCCTTGGCCTCCAGGTCGTCGACTTCGCAACCGGATTTCTCGTTGCGTGGTCCACGGGCGCGGTGTCGTCCGATGTCAGCCGCAAGGGCTTCGTGAAGAAGACCGTTGCGCTGCTGCTGATCGTAGCATTGCAGATCGCCGAGTCGGTTCACCCGATGCCGGTAGAACTATCGGCCTACGTTGCCGGGTGGTTTTGCCTGACGGAACTGATCTCCATCGTGGAGAACTGTGGCAAGGCGGGGCTCCCCCTTCCATCGAAATTAACCAAGGTCCTCGCGCAGCTCCAGGACGACGCAACGAAATGAACTGGACGGTAACCCGCACCGATAAACAGTGCGTGGATATCGACTTCGACTGCTCTCAGAAGAAGGACGTATCGGTGTTGCTACTCGCCGATGAACACGCAGATAATGCTCATTCGGACATTGCGCTGATCCGCAAGCACCATGCCGAAGCCGTTGCGCTCGGCGCGCCGATATTGAAGTTCGGGGACACCTTTTGCGCAATGGAGGGCAAGTGGGACCGGCGCGCCAGTGAGTCTGCCTTGCGGCCGGAGATGCGTGGCGGAAACTACCTAGACAAGCTGGTCTCGTTTCACACCGACCTGTACCTACCCTACGCAAAAAACATCGCCGTCCTCAGTGACGGCAACCACGAAAGCTCGATCTTGAAGCACCACCAGACGGATTTGCTGGAGCGCCTGACGCAGAACCTTCGCACGTTCGGGGCGCCCTGCGAGCATATGCCATTTACCGGGTTCGTGCGGTTCAAATTTGACTTGGGCAACAAGCATCGCGACTCGAAAACGTTGCACTACCACCACGGTTACGGTGGCGGCGGCGAGATCACGAGGGGGATGATCGACAACTCGCGCACGCGAGGCCAGTACTCGGCCGACATCTACATCAGCGGCCATATCCACCGGCGCAACAGCGACGAGAACGTCATGATCAGCGTCAACGGAAGGGGGCACGTTGTGCGGCAGGACCAACTATTCCTTCGCGCCGGGACGTACAAGCGCGAAGAAGTGGGCGGGTCCGGGTATCATACAGAGAAGGGCCGCTCGGCCAGGCCGGTGGGCGGTTGGTGGCTTGATTTCGAGATATCCAGAGACAAAAATAATACGTTCGTTGATGTCAATTACCGATCCGCAAAATGAAAACTCTACTATTCCTTATCGTTGCCCTGCCGCTTGTTGCTGAAGAGAAACTCTCGAAGCAAGAACAGCTCGAGATCGAACTTGCTAGCCTCAAGCTGGAGAACATCGCCCTGCGTTCGCAGATCATGAGGACGCAGGAGGCGGAACTTCAGAAGTCCGTCCAGGTCATCTTCGAGACCGCCTGCAAGCGCGCCGGCCTCGAAGTCACCGCCTGCCAGTACGATCCCAAGACGCAGAGCGTAACCGCCAAAAAATAATGCCCTTCAAGAAAATCCAGCTTCGCCCAGGAATCGTTCGGGACGTAACCAACTTCTCGAATGAGGGCGGCTGGTACGACTCCGATAATGTTCGCTTTAGGATGGGCATGCCGGAGTCGATTGGGGGGTGGATCGAACTTCTTGACGGCGGGGATTCCGTCTCCCTGCCCAGCGTCGGATATGGCGTCTGCCGGTGCCTCCACCAATGGACAACCCTCGCCGGTCAGCAGTTCACCGCAATCGGGACAGACAAGAAACTCCTACTGCTGAACCAGACGACCGTCTCAAACATCACCCCTGTCGAGCCACCAATAGCATTGGCCGCCAATCCGTTCACGATGAACCAAAACCCAGGAGGGCCGCCGTTTTTCTCAAGCTCTCTTCGGGTTCAGCATGTAGGGCACGGTAGAGTCACTGGCGATTCTGTCATCTTCTCCGGCGCTTCTTCGTTCGGCGGGTTTTCCGCTGCCGACATCAATAAAGAGTTCCAGATCACGGTGGTCAATGCCAACAGCTACGACATCACCATGTCGTCTACCGTTTCCTATACCGCAGGAAGCGGCGGCGGATCGTCAGTAGTCGCGACGTATGAGATACCTATCGGTTCGGCGAGTAACTCTTTCGTCTCCGGCGGATGGGGTGTCGGAACATGGGGACAGGGAACGTGGGGCACCCCCAGGAGCGGACTGGAGTCCGGTATTCGCGTCTGGTCTATCGACAACTTCGGCGAGGACCTCGTGGCCGCCATCATCGGCGGGAAGATCTACTACTGGGATGCGTCCGCTGGAGTTGGGTCGCGTGCGGTTGAACTTTCGAGCATCGCGGGAAGCAACCAGTGCCCGACCATCAACTCCGCGGGCATTGCGGTTTCCGAAGGCGACCGCCACCTCCTCGTGTTCGGCTCGAATGAGTTCGGGTCCGCTACCGCTGATCCGCTCCTGATCCGCTGGGGGAACCAGGAAAGCCTCGTCGAGTGGGAGCCGCGGCGCGATACCACGGCAGGCGGCTTGCGGGTTTCTGCTGGGTCGAGGATCATCGCACAGACCAGAGGGCGACAGGAGACCGTCATCTGGACGGACATCGGTATCAACGCCCTCACGTTCGTCGGCCCCCCGTATACGTTCGGGCTAAACACCACCGCGCAGAACGTCTCCATCGTAGGACCGAATGCCGTCATTGAGGCGCGGAATCAGCTTTACTGGATGGACTTGAACGCATTCCGGTTCTATAACGGCAGTGTCAACTCCCTCCCTTGCACGGTCCAGTCCTACGTCTTCGACGATTTCAACTGGTTTCAGCGAGCAAAGGTATGCGCCGGCCACAACTCGCGGTTCAACGAGGTGTGGTGGTGGTACCCATCGGCAGACTCAATTGAGAACAACCGCTACGTTGCGTACAACTACGTCGACAACTACTGGATCATTGGCTCCATGTCCAGAACGGCGTGGCTTGACTCCTCGTTCAGCGGATACCCTATCGCGTGGGGGACAGAGATCGAACAGTACCGATTGTTCCAGCACGAAATCGGAGTCAATCGGATACTGAGGACTCTATCGGGAAATCTCCAGGCATATTCCCTTGATTCGCATGTCGAAGGATCGGACCTCACGCTTCTGGACGGAGAATCGTTCGCGTTCATCAGCCGGATCGCCCCCGACTTCAGCAAAACCGGGGTATCAAGCAACGGGCCCGTGGTCTTCGAGATCAAGGAGCGCAACTTTCCGCAGAACGCCTCGGCAACCGGCTTCAGCGGGGCGCTCGTCTCCACCTCGGACCCGAAAGAACTTTTCGTTCGGGTCCGGACCAGGCAGTTTGCCCTTCGAGTATCCTCGAACACGGTCGATCTGGGCTGGCGTCTCGGCACAACGCGCTTTGACATCCGCGAGGATGGGCGCAAGCAGTGAACCGTCACTACCGAATCAAGCCGGTTGACATCCCGCCAAAGGATTGGTCCGACCAGGACATCTCGAAGGCATTTCAGATCGTCAATCAGATTATAATTAACCTATACAACCCCGGCGACGTAGTCGCTGCATCCCTGCGGTTCATTGGCGCCGCGGAATCTGGATATGGACTCGACATCGGTCAGGTCTACGTCGATGCGAATGGGTTCCTGAAGATTGTGCGCGAAGGAGAGGCGTTTGCCCCGTCATCCTCCATGGTCGTCACGATGGGAACCGTGACCGTCACCAGTTAAAAACAGGGGTTTTATGATAAATCGAATCGCTGACGCACTCGCGCAGTATGGCCGTTATGGCGATACGGAACTCGTGCATATGAATCCTGAGGAGATCAGGGTCCTAGAGCAAATTACCGGCGCGAACATGACGACCAATCCAGCTACCGGACAGCGCGAAGCGTTCAGTCTGGGGAAATTGTTGGCAGGAATTGGCGCGTTGGTTGCGGCACCGTTCACGGGCGGAGCCACGCTCCCGATTCTCGCCACGCTAGGAGGTGGGCTCCTGGGGAGTGGGATCTCCGGCAGTAAGAAAAAAGAGCCCGACGCCCCCGTCTCCGATGCCCGTAAGTACGTCGATGCCCTCTATGATCGACGTAAACAGCAAGCCGATGAGCGCGGGTTCCCGATCATCAACCTGGAGAGCATGGCTCCGCCCCCGAATCTTCTGGGCGTCGAGCAGCAGCAGTTCTCCCCCACGGGCGTTGCCCCGATGGGCATCGGCGCACTCTCGCAGCGACTGGCTCAGGGTGGCATCCCCGGCATACCCGGTATTCCCAGCGCCCCCGGCATGGAGCCGGAAGAGGATCAGCGGGATTCCGTGTTCTCGAACGCACTTGACGCGCTGCGCGGCGACAGCGACGACCCTCAAAAGGCGTTCAACGAGTTTATCCGCATGTATGGCGTCGAGGCATTGCGCTCTCTTAGCGAGGACGCCGGCACGCCGGAAGCACCACTCCAGAAAATGATGGGCGGCGGCAAGATCATGGGTCCTGGCGCCGGGATGGACGACATGATCACCGGATCCATCGGCGGCAACCAGAAGGTCCTGCTGTCCGATGGCGAGTTCGTCGTCCCCGCTGACGTGGTCAGTGGCCTGGGCGATGGCAGCAGCGAGGCTGGATCGCGGGAACTCTACGCCATGATGGACCGGGTTCGCAAGCGGCGCACCGGAACCACGCGGCAGCCGAAGAAATTGAAGAAGGGGGCGGCACTGCCGGGTTAATAATATGCCTGAACAAACAAGTCAGATTGTAATCAACGAGCCATCCGCAGACGTAAAGCCGTACCTCGAACTGCTGCGAAACGCGGCATTCGGCCTCGTGTTCACCCCGCAGGCTATTCGGAATTCGCAGCTTCCCGGCGCGGCAAACCTGTGGGGGAATATCACGGCGCCTACGACGAACACCGTCCAGACGCCGACATCGTTGCCGTCGACCACCCAGACCCCGATTGACGTGCCGTATAGCGTCATCGACCGTGATTCCAGCAGCGGTAGCCGCCTCGCGCAATCCGCAGCGGCGCTGGAACGTGCATTCATGGATGCCGTCGGAAGACCGGCAAGCGGGACCGGGCGGTTCGCAGACGGCGGTCGCCTCTCGCAGTCGGCGAGTGACATCGAACGCGGCATCGCGCAGTTCCTCTCTGACGTGAATCTCGGCGCTGGCGGATCTCCCATCGGCGGGATGTATCCCGCGCTTCCCGTTTCGCCCCCTGCGCGGGTCCCTGTTCGCATCGGGACAGGGACGCAGGCCCCTCCTCCCCCGACTCCTCCCTCGGTAACTCCTCCCCCGACTTCGGTGGGCGGGGTGATCACGACCCCGCCGAGCGGTCCTCCGCTTGTCGTCACGAACCCGAACCCCGTGATGCAGCCCCCGCCGGCAACTCTGCCTCCAGCGCCTCGCCCTAGTCAGCCCCAGCCTCAGCCGCAGCCGCAGCCTGGTTTCGGCGGTGCGGCTGCGGCCAACCAGAGCGCCCGTGATGTGATGTTCTCCCGCAATCAGCCGGAGAACTTCGCCGGGGCAGCCGCCGCGCAGGCTGCTGGCTACAATCCGAATCAGTATGCTGACCGCAGCGTGGCCGATCAATTGGCGGCGCGTCTCGGCGGCGGCTTGACATTCACGAATACCGGCGGTCCTATCGGACCTCCATCGCAGGCTACGTTAGATTTCGGTGGCGGGGCGCAACTGAACGCCGGATTGGTCCAGGACAGGATTCGGCGGGGCGAGATCGACGCCATCCGAGAGGAGATCCGCAATCTCGGCGGCACCGTCAACTTCGCCAAGGGCGGGACGGTGCGGGCGCAGGAGGGGCTCTTCGCACCGACGAATAATCCGTTCAAGAGCCAGCGCGACAACCAATTCTCGCCCACCCGCCTCTCCTCCCTGGGTGCTCCGACTAGCCCGCCTAACCCCTGGGGAGCGTCTCCCGAGGCGCTGGTGCAGGCCACGGCGCAACCGGCGACCACCCCGAACACGGAGGGCCTTCCTCCCGGAACGAACAACTCGTTCGCCGTCCTGAATCCGTACCAGAGGTACCAGCAGCAGCGGGTCCTCGGCATGGGGGGCGACTTCGGGCAGGTCGGCGCGAACAACCAAATCCAGGTATCAGACCTCACCCGCTCCGGTCTGAGCGGCTTGGGTCGGCTCCCCAGCTACTTCAACGAGTACGGCGACATACAGGCCGGTCGCGCCCCCAACGGACAGGCGACCACCAACTTCGGCATCGCGAACGATGTGTTCGACGTGGCGGGGAATCAGGCCATGTCAGCGGCACAGAACGCCGATACGCTCTTCGGGAGGAACGACATCACCTCGACCTTCCAGGACACGATGCGGTACCTCCAGCAGAACCCGACGCAGTTTCAGGCGGGGGACATCACGATGGGACAGCTTGAAGCGCCGCAGCTAAACGCGCCGACCGGGATCTCTCCCTCGCAGTTGACCAGCTACCAGATGGCGGGGCCGCGGTTGGTTGATACGTCCGTATCCAACATAAACCCCCTCGCAGTCCGGGGCGAGAGCATCACCGGGCTACCGCAGTTGACCAATTTCCAGATGAGTGGACCGCGGTTGGTCGATACGTCAACGGCCAACATCAACCCTCTGTCGGTCCAGGGCGAGAGCATTACTGGACTGCCGCAGTTGACCAATTTCCAGATGGCAGGACCGGAGCGAATCGGCACCTCGGACCTCTCCATCAACCCGATGGCGGTCACCGGGCAGCGCATCCGCGACATCAACGCCACGAACGCCGGGATGCAGGTCCAGGGCGAGGGGTATCAGGCAAGTACGATGAGTGGCCCGAGCCGCTTCATCGACGCAAACAACCCGCAGTCGTACATGAGCCCCTACCAGCGGGAAGTCATCGACACGCAACTCCAAGAAGCCCAGCGTGGCTTCGAGGAGGATCGCGCCTCACGCAATGCCCGTGCCATCCAAGCCGGTGCGTTCGGCGGATCCCGGCAGGCGGTGGCTGAATCCGCCGCAACGCGGGACCTCGCGAACCAGCGCAACGCTATCGTTGCCAGCGGCATGCAGAGCGCGTTCGAGAACGCACAGCAGCAGTTCGAGCGGGATCGCGCCGCCCAGATGCAGGCGCAGGCGCGGAATCAGGAGGCCGTCAACCAGGCATCGCAGTTCTCCGCCGCCAACCGGCAGGGGGCAGGGCTCGCCAACCAGGCAAACGCCCAAGCCTTCGGGCTCGCCAATCTCCAGGCGCTGCTCCAGACGCAGGAACTCGGAGCGCAACTCGGACAGCAGGCCAACCTCGCCAACCAGCAGGCCATGATCGAAGCCGGTCGCGCCAACCAAGGGGTAACGCTCCAGGCCCGTCTCGCCAATCAGCAAGCCCAGCAGCAGGCAAACGAAAGGAACCTGGCGGCCGCTCTCGGAGTC